TAGCATTTCCACCCAAAGCAGTATAGATCTCAGTGAAGTTTGCGTTTATCTTGGTACCGGCTGTGCGAAGGGTATCACCAGTGCCATCATTGGCGGATGATCCTAAACCAATATTTTGCCTTGTCATATTATAGTTATCCTTACGTTCTGTTTGTAGTATTTATACTAGTTTATGTTACTGTCGAAACTAAAATTATCCATTGTTTCAAGTGTCATAGAGAAATCTGGTCTCGAAGCATTGGATGAATCATCAAATGTAAATGAGTTTGGATCTGTGATCTCTGACAAACTCCCATAGAAATTTGAGAGTGATTGTGCAGTAATCGCCTCGAATGCTTCGATACTCTGATCAACATCTGTACGAATTAGTACACTACCAGAGTCGATGAATGCAGTGAGATCTGAGAATGGTGTTGCAAGAATGAAGTTACCTTCAGCCTCGAATACTGGGTCGGTGTCTGCAGAGTCAAGTGGGTTGGGACTTTCACCAGCGAATGGAAATATCGCCTCTCCTACAGATGCGACCTGACCAGCAAAGTGAAACCCTGCAGGGTGAACAAACTTTTTATATAACGACTCATAGTCCTGAGTTGAAATACCAACCTTGATCAGAATAGAAAATACCTGATACAGTTTGTTATCTTGAATGAACCGTTGGGAATCAAAACCAATATTATCTGTACCAACGATAAAGATATTTTTCTTTGGATATTCAATCGAAACTTCTTCGTTGAAGAAACCACGGAAGAACCCCTCAGCAGATACTAATGTACCTTTGGTTCTGTAAAAGTCTGCAAGTAGTTTTGCCATCAACCTTGGTTGTGCAAAGAATGATGAGGCCTGTAGACCATCACCAATCTCTTTGATGATTTCATCTAATAGTGAAGTCTCTGATATATCTCTCGTATGGATGACATCTTTGATCTTGTGGCCAAATCCATGGGTTCCATCTGAATCCAGAAAATCAAGATACGCATCCAAAAACTGAATCAGTTTTGGATTATCGCTTTGGAAATATTCCGGTACTACCTCGCCAGTCTTAGACGTGGTCAGTATCGGATCTCTCCGATTTGTTTGGTTTGGGTGCGTCATGAAAGAATTGTTTTAGTGTTTTGATTATCTATCGTTCCGATAGCCGAGGTTTTTGCAGTATCTAATTTTAGAATGTGGTTACGTAGAGGTCTTACTGTTCCGGTATCCGCTGGTACTACTGTCACCTTGATTGCATCGCCAACAAATGCCGAAACATTCAAACCAGTAATCGAAACCTTACCTGACCCTGCATCATAACTACCGACATTATCTTTGACAATATTGAGAGTATTGATATCAACCAGTTCTAGTTTATTACTTGACAAGACGTTTTGTATTCTACAAGTTTTACTGTCGACTGTCATGTTGGTTGTGGTTACTATACGGTTCACATCATCCGGTGATGCAATCACAACAGGGAATACCACCTCGTTGTTTTGCAGAACATTAAGAGTTGGTGTAAACCGTCTTTGGATTTTAACAACCATCGCACTGTTCAGAATTGCCGGATCCAGATCATCTATTCTAGCAGTAAGTGTTGACCGTCTAAAGATTTGACCGAACTTGTTCAAGTTGTCAGTAAAAAATGAGTCCACATCTGAAAGTATTGTAGTTTGTGTGGACTCTAGTGTACTGCCTGTGAGATCCGGATCGAAGTTGAACGTAATTGCGAACTCCATAAAAGTATCTAACGGATCTGTAAACTCAGTGTCAATGGACATGATTGCAAGGTTTTCTGATACTGTTGTTTTGATTGCATCCTTTACAAGCGTCTGAGAATCGGCAGTGATACCGGATTTAAATTTCAATGAGACATAGACCTTACCGAACTCTGGTGGTACGTTATCATTACCACCCCATGCGATAACATCTTCAATAGAATTACTGTACCTTTGAAGAATGATGGCCTTATAATCTTCTGCTGTCACCAGTCTTTGTTGGGTTGCGAACGATACTGGTGCATTTAATTTTATCGATGCAAGACTTTCTTTCTCTGCACCATTCGCAGAGTTTGCAACTGTGGTCACTGTCAAGTCATATGCAGTTCCACCGATGGTTACTTTTTGACTGGGGATAAATGTTGTGCCACCATTTGCTACACTACCCTTTGTACTGAGGTATGTCACAACAATCTTATTACCGGCGACCGGACTTTTACCCAACACATTACCATCAGAGAAAATTAATTCGAACCCACCATTTGGTGTTTCTCTTACAATGTATACCGTACTCGCTTCTGTGATCCGCACGTTGTCATTAATATTAGTGTATGGTGTAGATGTCGAACTGGTGGTCGTATCAAAAATGTCAACCACAATTGTACTTGTGTCTATAGTTGTATCAGGTATCACATAGACCTGTTGGTCACTGGTTTCGCCCACAATAAACGTTTTCGTTTTTTGTATACCTTCTTTGATTGTAAGTTCTGTACTATCAGCTGTGGTTTTAAATGCAAACGTTCCGGATCCGTTGTTTGATGCGGTGTATTGTTCGAGTGTTTGGAATGTGTAGGACACATCATCAATGTTCACAGAGAACTTTGAATTCTTAGGTAGAGTTGCAGTTGCAGTTGTTGTGTCTGAGGTCGCCGCACTTATACTCACGGTTGCGCTGGATCCGGTTCTACTTCTTGGATAGTAACCAAGCATCTCAGCATGAGAGACAACCGAAGATCTTAGTTGTGCGGATGACATGAACGACTCGTTCAGTGCCATGTTCGCTGTCAAACCATTGATGTGGGTATTGTATGCCAACACATCCAACAGATTGTTTATACCACTGGCGTCAAACTTGTAATCTGTAAACTCAGGTTTTGCCTGCAGATAACTAGTCAGGGACGTTTTGATATTTTGAAAGTCAAGGGCAGATGATTTTATAGTTGTCATTTATCTTAGTCTCGTGAGGCTTAGGTTTAAGGTTTCTGTTTGACGTGTGTTGAGTACTTGGAATCTGACTAGAACTTCAACCGAATTACTGTCCGGTCTACTGTTCGTCAATACTTCAAATATTCTTACACGAGGTTCATACCTCGCACAAGTTGCAACAATTCGATCTTGTATCTCATCATCGTCCACATCATCTAGTTCAAATAGATATCTGCGAAGGTCTCCGCCATATAAAGGTTCGAATGGTTTCTCACCTCTGTTGGTGAGTAACAGATTTCTTAACGACTGTTTCACTGCAGCCGCATCTTGTTTCTTATACACGTCACCACTAGGTTTTGCGGCGAACGTTAAGTCAATATCTTTATACGCCACGTTCCTAGACGTGGTGATGGGTAACACATTTAGGTTACCATCTTCTTGTGCGAATACTCTACTCATGGTATTATTTATATTAAAAAAAATGAACTTTTTTTTAAAAAAATGCATTTTAAAGCTTGACGAATCAGTTGAGATGTACTATATTAAGTATATAAGTTGATAGAGAGAGAATCGCAATGGAAAACGAAATCAAAACACTGATCGAAGCAATCAAAGCGGATTACATCAATTTCTGTACTCGTGGTGGTAAAAAGGAACTGTCAGGTTATTTTAAAGAGACTGTTGAGAACTTTGATAACGGCATCGAAATTGCAGAAGGTCGTAAGTATATCAAAATCATCCGTGATAATTCTGTATGGGGTTTCATCGTCAAGAAAGACGGTGGTAAGTTCCGCGCTGGAGATATCCTAAAACCTGCAGGTTGGGCTACACCAGCTACTAACCATGCACGTGGAAACATCTTGGATGGTGGTTACAGCATCTCTTGGACTGGCCCACACTATATGAGATAGTGTGATAAAAATGTCACGCACCCCCAATAAAATACAAAAAAGTTATTTTAGGGGTTGCGAATCATCTTGGTATAGTATATTATAGAATCATAACAAAGAGAGAGAAACGTTATGAACACTGCAGAAATCATCAGAGACCAAATCAAAACACTGGATCCATATGCACTAGCCGCATGGGGTGTGAAAGATCAACTCGCACTGGAAGATGGATACCAGTTCAAAACTAGTGGTTTGACGCCTTGGAAAGGTATCGTTCAGATCAAATACAATCGTGGTAGCGACCTCTATAATGTTGTGTTTGGTAAGATCCGTAAGGGCGAATGGAAAGTCCAAGAGACTATCGAAGATGTGTATGCATTCGATCTGGTTCAGATCATTGATCGTAAAGTAGGTTAAGGAGAGAAAAATGTTTTCTAAATTTTTAAACGATATGAAAATCTTCGCGGAAGCAAATGAGAACCTCAAAGAGGATGGTTCTATCGATTGGAATTTCATCGACACAGACATGTATGCCGGATGGTCTGCATTTCTGCCTGGCGATCTCTATACTGA